ACAGATGCTAGATGTATTAGGAGTTAAGAACGCAGAAAAACTTATACCTAATAAAGAAGATATTAAGAGTGCTGCACCTGTAACAGAGAATATGAATATTATAAATGGCAAACCGGTTAAAGCATTCTTGGAACAAGACCATGAAGCTCACATTGCAGTACATATGGCCTTTACTCAAGATCCACAAGTACAAGCAATGGTAGGACAGAGTACAAAAGCAAGTTTGATACAAGCTGCTATGGAAGCCCACGTTGCAGAACATATTGCATTCCAGTATAGAATTGAGATTGAGAAACAGCTAGGCGTACCACTACCTCCAGTTGAAGAACCTCTACCAATGGATATTGAAAATGAAGTAGCTAGACTAACAGCTGAAGCTTCAGGAAAAGTATTACAAAGTAGTCAACAGAAAGCTCAACAAGAAGAACAACAGAAACAACAAGAAGACCCAATACTTCAAATGCAAAAACAAGAACTTGAAATTAAACAACAAGAGTCTCAAGCTAAGAATCAGAAGATGATGGCAGATACTCAACTTGAGAAAGAGAAGTTTGAGTTTGAGAAACAGAAAGCTACAGTTGAAGTTCAAAAAGATGTAATGATGGAACAATCTAGAATTAAATCTCAAGAGGCTATTGTAGGCGCTAAGATTGGAGCAGAAGCCGAACTGAAACAAAAAGATGCTACAGCCAAAGAAGTATTAGAAGGTGCAAAATTAGGAGCGGCAGCAATTAACAAAGAGAAAGATGTTAAGCTGCGCTTAAAAGAATCTCAGATGCGAAATGATGCTATGGTAAAAGCCCAGCAGAATAACGCAGCTAAGATGGATCAATCCAATAACGGAGAAAACAACTAACCGAAAGGAAAATTATGTCACAGACTGAAACGCTCATGCTTCTAGCATCCCAGGTAGAAGAGAGACGCAAAGTAGTATTAGATGATTTGGGACTGGGGGTTCGCGACCACCAAGCATATGTAACAGCAGTAGGAGAAATGGCTGGATACATGCGTGTACAACAATTAATATCAGAAATGTTACAAGCAAGAAAAACAGAGGACGAAGCTTTTGAAAGTAGTCCAACTGATAATGTTGTTAAGAAGGAGGGCAAGTAATGACTATTGCAACTCCTGACAATCAAATAGTCTCCAGTTCTGGAGCACCTATTAAAACCAAAAATACTGAAACCACTGACGGTAAAAAAGTTAGCGAAGATGAAGCTAAAGCAAAACTAGCATCTCAACTTCCTGATGTGAAGGGCTACCGTATTCTGTGTCTTGTACCTGAAGCAGATGAAGCTTATGAAAGTGGTTTGATTAAATCAGACAAAGTTAAGAGTATAGAAGAAAGTGCGACTGTATGTTTATTTGTTATGCAACTTGGAGATTTAGCTTACCAAGATAAAGACAGATTCCCATCAGGTCCATGGTGTAAAGAAGGTGATTTTGTTGTTACACGAGCTTACTCAGGAACTAGAATTAAGATTCACGGAAAAGAATTCCGCATTATTAACGACGACACGGTTGAAGCTGTAGTGGATGATCCACGTGGCTACGAACGCGCATAAGGAGAGCAAGATGGCTAAAGTTATAAATGAAATACCAGACGAAATAGAAATGGAAGGCGAAGAATTAGAGGTAGATTTAGAGGCCGCCAAGAAAGATAGTGACGGTGAAAAATCTACTGCAGATGTTGAAAGAGTAGAACAAGAGCCTAAACAAGAAGAATTGTTTGTAGAGGAAGAAGACGATACTCCTCCTGAAGATAGAGGCAAAGAACCACTACCGGAAGAGATTAAAAAAGAGGTAGAAGAAGATACTCTTGAAGGTTACTCTGAACGTGTTAAACAACGTATGGCGCAATTGAAAAAGATGCATCATGACGAAAGACGTGAAAAAGAGAAAGCCGAAAGAGAAAGACAAGAGGCTGTTACATATGCACAGAAAGTAGCAGACCAAAATAAAAAGCTACAGACCACATTAAGTACAGGTGAGGAAGACTATATTAAAACTTTAGTCAGTGCTTCTGAAGCTGAACTTAAAATGGCTAAACGTGATTATAAAGAGGCTTATGAATCTGGAGACACAGAGAAAATAGTTGAAGCTCAGGGTGCAATGAATAGTGCCCAAATGAAACTAGCGCAAGCTAGTGGGCTAAAACCTCAATATAACACTGGACAAGAGAAAGAAATTGATATACAGTCTAATCAACAACAAGTACAACCTAACGTTACTAAACCAGACGCAAAAGCGCAAGCATGGCAAGAAAAAAATACCTGGTTTGGCAAAGATGAGGAAATGACTTCATTAGCTTTAGGCGTACATGAAAAATTAGTCAGGAGTGGGTTAAGTCCTACAAGTGACGAATACTACCATCGGATCGATGAGACGATGCAAAAACGGTTCCCTGAAAATTTTGGGGAAGAATCGTTGGAATCGGATAAACCCGCCCAACGCAAAAAACCATCTAATGTGGTTGCACCGGCAACGCGAAGTACCGCGGCGCCAAAGAAAGTACGACTAAGTAAGACTCAAGTAGCATTTGCGAAAAAGTTGAAACTTACACCGGAACAATACGCAAGAGAGATGATTAAATTGGAGAACGCAAATGGATAAGGTAAAAAGAACAGCAAGAGAAACAGAAGTAAGAGAAGAAGTACCACAAACATGGCAACCTGCCTCACTCCTACCGGAGTTTACAAAACAGGACGGTTGGTCATATAGGTGGATTCGAGTTTCTTTGATGAACGAACCTGATAACATGAACGTCTCTTCAAAAATGCGTGAAGGCTGGGAACCGGTGAAGCATGCGGATCACCCAGAAGTCATACTAAAAGCAGACCCCAATAGTAACTTCAAAGAAGGTATTGAGATTGGTGGTCTATTATTATGTAAAGCTCCTCAAGAGTTGATGGACCAAAGAAAAGCCTACATGAACGAGAAAACAAGGCAACAAACGGAAGCTGTAGATTCACAATATATGAATCAAAGTGACCCTCGTATGCCTAAGTTCGCTGAAGGTAATGAAAATGGCCGTCGATTTGGAAAGGGGAAATAAAAATTAGGAGAAACAATCATGGCTAAAACAGCTACACCTTACGGTCTTAAAGCCGTAAACCATGTAGGTGGTACACCCTATGCGGGGTCTACTCGCCTATTGCCGATTGCTTCTGGATATGCGTCGAATCTATTTAATGGACAAGTTGTTCAAATAGAAACAGACGGAACTGTTGGATTAGTTACCACTTTTGGTGTTGGTGTTATTGGAGTTTTTGTAGGTTGTACTTACACAGACCCATCTACACAACAACTAACATTCAATAACATGTGGCCAACAGGCACAGTCGCTGCTGATGCGAAAGCATACGTAATCGACGATCCAGATGTAGTATTTATGGCACAAGCGGACGGCTCAGTAACTCAGGCTGACTTAGGTCAGAACACTGATTTTGCTGCGGCTCAATCAACATCAACAGGCGTTTTAATTAACGGTAACTCAACTTCAGCAGTATCAGCTACTACAGCTGCGACAGCAACATTACCGTTCAGAATCGTTGACTTTGTTGATAGTCCTACTTCAACTGTGGGTGATGAATTTACTGACGTATTGATTAAGTTCAATGACGAAATTCACTCATATAACAACCCTCTGGGTGTATAAATTAAGGAGATAAGAAATGGCTATTTCAAGAGCACAGCTCCTTAAGGAGCTACTTCCAGGTCTTAACGCATTATTCGGTTTAGAATATGACCGTTATGGCGAAGAGCATAAAGAGATTTACGAAACTGAATCTTCTGACCGTTCTTTCGAGGAAGAAACAAAACTGTCTGGCTTTGCTAACGCACCAGTCAAAAACGAAGGCGCAGCTATTGCATATGATAATGCACAAGAAGCGTTTACATCACGTTACAACCACGTAACAATTGCTTTAGGTTTCAGTCTAACTGAAGAAGCGGTTGAAGATAATCTATATGATTCATTATCAGCTCGTTATACTAAAGCTCTTGCACGTTCAATGGCTAACACAAAACAAGTTAGGGCAGCTAATGTCATTAACAATGGTTTTGATGCAGCCTATACAGGTGGCGACGGCGTATCATTATTTAACGATTCACACCCATTAGTATCAGGTGGCGTTAATAGTAATACACAAGACACACCTACAGACCTTAACGAAACAGCATTAGAAAACGCAGTGATTCAAATCGCAGCATGGACTGATGAAAGAGGTCTATTAATTGCAGCTAAACCACGTAAGTTGGTTATTCCACCAGCATTACAATTCGTGGCTACTCGTATATTAGAAACTCAACTTCGTGTTGGTACTGCTGATAACGATATTAATGCAATGTATACAAATAGCTCTATACCAGAAGGTTATACAGTAAACCACTATCTAACAGATACAAATGGTTTCTATCTAACCACTGATGTACCTAACGGCATGAAGCATTTTGAAAGAACTGCTTTAACAACTTCGATGGACGGTGACTTCGATACAGGCAACGTAAGATATAAAGCCCGTGAAAGATATTCATTCGGTTGGAGTGATCCACTAGGTATGTGGGGTTCACCAGGT